GCCTGATCGGAGGTGCTGCTGTGGAGGAAACGGTCCGCAGTCTGGCCCCCAACTTGGCCATACTCGGTGCGGGCCTTGAATTTGCTGCCAATAAGTGCGCCATAGAGGGCCTTCCTGCCGTTGGCCTGCATCTGTTCTTGACGAGCAGGTATGGCCCATCATCCTATTGGAGTCGGGTCCTGTTGCATATGGGGTTTAATTGTGTGGCACATAAACTCCGCATCACCCCTGCTTCCAACCCATGGGTGTTTTTAGGGGTTGCAGCGTGTGGCGCGCTTTATTATCTTGCCAAACATTTTTGGACGTCGCGGCGCTTGCCCCCGCCTGGAGGCGTGGGCAGTGACTACCTCGCTAGGCTCGTTGAGGACCACGATGCTCACCGCGGTGCTGATGTTGACGTCGATGAGAAGATTATTCCCGCCCACGGCCTTGTGTTGAACGAGACCGTGTCGCGTAAGAGCCACGGGTGCATTAGTGGCAAGGCTGTAATGCGCACCCCTGACTTCGAGGACAGCAAGAAGCCCCGGTTATACGCCAGCGGCATCGTCTTCACTAGTGCATTACCCACGATCATGTCAAGCTGTCGTGAAAATCAGGTGCTCGCATTTGAACATCGCTTGTTCAAACCGCAAGCTGTCCTCAACCTGAGCGCCCTTAGGGCGTATGAATCATGGGTTGAACATTATGCTGACCGGTTGTTCCCTGGGTTGTTGGCGCTGGTCGCCAACATTCGCACTGATGAGTGGAATCCGGAATTATACCGATTGTGGAATATGCGTTTCCCCCTCCATCAACAGGTGCGCCATGATCAGGCTTTGGAGCGCGTTAAGAGGAGTGGACATACCAGCAGGATCCACAATCGGCCCGTTTTTGTCAAGAAGGAGAAAGCCTTGAGGGCAGTTGGCAGCCTCTTCAAAGAAGACAAGCCGAGGCTCATTTGTCCTGCTGAAGCAGAGATAAATGTTAGAGTGGGGCCGTTGTCCCTGCAGTATAGTGATGCGTTGAAGAAGATTTGGAGTCGGGATCACTTTTTGGTCTACGCCGCCGGCCACTCGTTGAACAGCCTGGCCGGATGGATTAACGCCAATGTTGAGGGTCGCGATTATTTTTTGGAGAGCGATATTAATGCGTGGGACGCTAGCAACCAGGCTGAGCACCTGGTCATCCGATATTCGCTTGTCCTCCGAGTCCTCTGTGCTCCTGAGTGGTATAGTGCTCTGCAACTGGAGGGCATTAAATTGAAGGCTTGTTCCGCGCAAGGCGTGCGAGGCACCATTATTAGTGCCGTGAAATCCGGGGACGCAACAACCAGCTCTCTCAACACGATGGACCAGTTACTCATGTCCTGTTATAATTATTGCATGGTCAACAACATCGAACCACCTGAGAGCCATGTTGTCAAGGGGTTGCCAACCCCTCCTTTGCCTCATGTCCCTCGATTGATACATCGACTGGTTGTCCCGGCCGACTGCGTCGACACCGCCCTTCAAACACGTCAGGTGGCAGCCATGTGGCAGGTCTTCAATTGCTATCGCATTAATTATGTTTACGACATGCATTGTAATGGGGGTAGGGATGCCGTCGTTATCGCCATGGCTGTAAAAGCCAGTTGTGTGTTTCTCAAATGTTCAAGTTCTTCGTTGCTTGCTCGCACCCTCCCGATTGTGCGGCGAGCCACCCGGGCCAACGTTGCCCCCATGGCGGGGCCACCTCGCGCGGGTTCGTTGTTGTTTTTCTCCCCCCCCTTTCCAGACGTGGATGACTGGGATGATTATGTATCAGCCAATCGTGTTGATGGTTGTGTTTCGGTGTTTAGGGTCCCAAAGACGACGCCTATTTACGGTGCGGTTATCGAACCTATACATGCCGATGACGGCTATCACTGTCATGATTTAGCCGTATTCGACAACCGCAACGTACCCCACAACAGTTTCGTAATGGTGGGCATGGGCGACGACAACCTCACGATTACGAATGTTGAGCAGGACGCCAAGCAACATGAAGCCAAATGGGTCGAATTGGGGTTCAAGGCTGAGGTTGCGACACAACCAGTGGAGGGCAACGTTACTACTTCTTTTTGTTCGTGCATTATGTGGCCCAGTTCTGCTGGGCTTTTGCCCGCCCCTAAGTGCGGAGTAGTGGCCAGGTTAGGGTGGCAGATTAATGACCACATCCCAAACGCCAGCTATGCGCGCACTGTAGCTATTGGTTTGCTACCCACCTGTAACCATATACCTTTTTTAAAAGTGTACTTGTTGGCTGTTTTGAGAATCACAAAAGCCGCCCCTTATGTTGGCGTTAACCTCGCCGACGACCGCATGAAGTGGCGGGTTGAGCAACCCGTTGAAGCCGACGAGGATGCCGTGGCAGAATTTATGATGCTTA